CAGGAGCCAGTATGGAGCGTATATACCATACTCAGGGGAATGCTGAGCCTAAAAAGGGGCAGTTTTTCAAAATGCCGAGTAAAACTGACCAGACAGGAGTACTTCCTTCACGTATGCAAGTACAGAGACTTATAGATTCAGGTCAGAGACTTGATGACTATAGGAAATTCGTGTATGATTTTAGAGAACTTGACAAGATACCAATGTCAGAGGTAGAAATGTACATGGACCCGACAAGAGATAAAGACTTCGATCTTGCAGATGTGACGAGAATACGTCAAGAAATAGCAATACGAAAGAATGAGCAGGAATATTATAAGCTTAAAAAAGATGCTGAGGATTTAGATGAAATCGCTCAAGAGGAGGACGAAAAGAAAGAGGCGATAAATGACACTGATGCTAATGAATCAGCACAGAAGAATGCCAATTAAGTCGTATAGACACCAAAAATCGGTGTCAATGCGCCATAATACATCAAGTGAAACCAATTATGGCGCAAAAGACAAGACAAGGACAAAACAGCATGATCGGTCAGTTGGTGGGAGGCATTGGAGGAGCAATAGCGTCAGGATTAGCACAGAGAGATTACAAGAGATTACAGCAGAAAACTTGGGATCGTGAAGATACAGCGTATCAGAGAAGAGTAGCAGATCTAAAAGCAGCAGGGCTACACCCTGCACTCGCTGCCGGATCACCTGGAGCAGGTGCTTCGCAACCTATTGCAGGAATGGAAGCAGGTAGAGAAAGATCAAGCAGAATATCTAAAAGTATAGAGATCGGTACGGCCCTCGCTCAAGCTCACGGTATTAAGTTAAACAATCAATTACAGGAAGAAATTATCCAACAAGAGAAACACAAGACTAATGCTTACAACTCATTAAAGCCTGAAATGACATATACTCAAAATGGTTGGGAAGAAACTGGTAGATATTTACCCGCTGGAGAACAGTATTTTACAGCTATGATTAAATCAGCTAATGAGGCATACGGTGACGCAACAGAAAGACGAGAAATAAACAATTGGGTGAATAAACAAGAGCAATGGAAGTTTGATGCTCTTAAGGATGAGTTATCTACCGTTATTGAGGGTCTTAGTTACGGAGAACAAAAAGCATTTATCAATTGGTACGGTTACCAGCAGGCAAAGTCTCAAGCAGGTATGGCAGCAGATCAGGCATGGATGATGAATAGGAATGTCCAAATGTATAAAAACTTCATGGGTGGCAGAGGCATCAGTCCAGTATTATTTGGAGCAGGTCTCGGAGCAGCACAAAGAGCAATGGGCGCAGGAATGTCAGCACTATCAGCAGGAGCATTTTAGATAAAAAGGCCAAAGGCCAAAACCTAAAGGCGTTGACGCAAACCTTTAAGGTTTGCTTAATAAAAAGAATCGGAGGCATTATGAGTTATCGAAGAAGAAGGCGAAGCTATAGTAGTTATCCGAGGAGAAAGCGGTCCGGGAGAGTTAGAATGTATGGTAGTCCGAGAAGGATAAGAAGGTCTCCAAGATTTGGAGTATCCCGAACAGGAACAAGAATTTGAAGTGCACTAAGCCAGTTTATTTAGATTCTATTACAAAATTTCCTTGCGGAAAGTGTGAAAACTGTGAAACAATACGAAAAATGGAATGGGGCACAAGACTAAAGCATGAGTTAGAAACAGTAGGCGATGGAGTATTCCTCACATTGACGTACAACGACGAGCATTTACCGATAGACGGATCAATTAGCAAAGATGTTATTCAGAGATTCTTCAAAAGATTTAGAAAACTGTTGTTTAAGGAACAAATGAAAAAGATTAGTTATTACAGTGTGGGGGATTACGGAGAGTTAAACGATAGACCGCATTACCATTGTATTATCTTCGGAATAGATAAAAGAAACCCAGTATTTGAATATGTTGATTTCAAGAAAGGTTATGCTTTATGCGAATCATGGACGAATGGCTTTGTACATGTAGGCACAGTGACGGAAGCATCGATACATTATGTTACGGGTTATGTGACAAGAGCAGTGAAATTTATCAATTCTCAAATGCAGAAGGATTCATCAAGGCAGCTGCCTTTCCATCTAATGTCAAAGGGCATTGGGAAGGATTGGTGCTTGCTAAATTCGGACCAATTGACGACAGATTTGTCAATTGTGCGGCAAGATGTGGAAGTTCCAATTTCACGATATTACAAGAGCATTTTAGAGATACCAACAAACCCAGATATTACGAACCGGTTAGAAAAACGTCAGTATTTGGTGAAACAGGCGAGGTATGCTTCACTAATGAGCATTACGAATTCACCGGACGAGCTGAAGCTAAACACAGAAGAAATGAGGAGGGCAATACAAACACAAAAGAACAGAGAAGCAAAAGAAAGGGTAAAAAAATCAAAGTCTATGAGGTGAAAAATCATGGTAGTTATACTCGCAGCAGGTTATCCAATAATGGTACTAATAATGCATCTAGTATGCCGTTTATCATGTTAGATTCAAGTGGGAAAGAAAGATTATCTAAATTAATTAGCTCTAAAAGAGCGGAAAGTGAAAGGTTATGACTGTTAATATTTATACTATTTATGACAATGTTGCAGAGGAAGCAGGTCCTATTTTTGAGGCAAAAAATGACGGTACAGCAAGAAGGGCTTTCAAGAGAATGATAGAGGATCCTACAAAGTTTACGGGTGATCCAGAGGAATTTGTTATTATATGTTTAGGTAGTTACAACAAAGAGACAGCAAATGTTTTTGGTTTAGAAAACACAAGAGTTATTAATAAGAATTATGGTAAATCAGAGGAGGAGGGGGTACCATTTTGAGTAGAAATGATCCTTTTAAAAAGATAGGCGGACTTAATCCGGGTAGATCATTGTTTAATTTGAGTTATAGAAAGATATTTGATACACATCTCGGCTGGATTATTCCAGTTATGCACGATTTGATGGTTCCAGGGGACAAATTCAAAATATCATGTGAAATGCTTATAAGACTTAATCCTTTGATCAGCCCAATTATGCACGAAATAAACGCATTCGTTCATTACTTTTTCGTGCCTTATAGAATTATTTGGGACGGTTGGGTAGATTTTATTACTGGTGGTCCAGAGGGGGATGATGATAGTAGCCAGCCATTGTGGCAGCCGGAAGTTGGTTCGTATGAGAATTATACCCTTTGGGATTACTTTGGATTTTTAGTAGACAGGACATTAACTGGTCCAGCAGCAGACATATCACCTATAGATTTTCCTCTAAGGGCGTACAACTTAGTTTGGAATTATTATTACAGAGACCAGAACATATCACAAGAAAGAGCACTCACAGATGACACTTCCGTTGCATTAAGACCGTTCGAGAAAGATTATTTTAGTACCTCTTTGCCATTTTTACAAAGGGGAGTCGCTCCCGCAATTCCTCTTACAGGTTATGCACCAATAGAAGGTATAGAAGGAAATATTGAGGTAAGAAATACACAAGATCCTACCGCAGGAGCCCTATTATCACAGAGTGCAACACAAGGGGTATTCGTTAACAATACACCGAGTGGAGACGGAAATTTACGTTGGGTTAATCCACAATTAAGAGCAGATTTAAATAATGCAGCAACCTTCGATACAGCAGATTTAAGGCGTACAGTACAGATTCAAAAGTTTATGGAGCGTAATGCAAGAGCAGGAGTTAGGTATCAAGAATTCTTAAGAAGCCATTTTAATTTTTCAGCAAGAGATGAGAGACTGCAATATCCGGAATATTTATTCGGAGTAAGAGCACCAGTTATAGTATCAGAGGTGTTACAGACAAGTGCGTCAGGATTTGACGGCGGACCAACATCATTGACTCCTCAAGGTAACCTTGCAGGACATGGAATTACATCACGACAACAGTATGCAGGATCGTTCACCGCTCCTGAGTTCGGTATTATCATTGGATTATTTTCGATGTTACCGAGAACAATGTATAGTCAAGGAATTAACAG